TCACCATGCCATGCTTACGTGCATACACTGCAAGAACGAATGGGTATTGACGGGGGTCAGACCAATCGGTCACCTCAGCCAATGCCTCAGTCGCCATGTTGTCGATCAGCACAGAGAGCAAGTGCTCGACATTGCCTGTCAACTCATCCTCAATGGCGGTGTTCTCAATGAACGCATCCTCAAGGGCGTTGTGCAGTTGGATCAAGTAGCTGACCTTGCTTGTGTCGATGGCACTGAAGTTGGTGTACTTCCAGTGGAGCAACTCATGCAAGGCGAAGCCTGTGAACCGCTCGAGATCTGCATGGGTCAGCACTGCATCATCTGCAATGTTGGTGATGTAGATCTGACCTTGGCGGTTGATGGCCGCAGTGGGGATGTCAGAGCGGAAAGTCACCTTGACAGTGCCGAGGCCGAGGTCAGAGGCGATCTTGTGGATGGCCGCAGTGAGGGCGGGTTTGAATTCCCATCCGAAGTATTTTGCTTTGATCATGATGATCCTTTCAGAGCCAAGAGGCGATATCGGTTTTGTTGATGTAAGCGGCCTGGATTGCATCAAGGGCGGCACGGGACTCAGCGGGTTGCCGAGCGGTAATGGCAGAGTGCCAAGCTTGGTCAACACTGAGGACAGACAGGCCTCGAATGAATGCAAGCGCAGAGCGGATCGATGGGGCATCGATGATGTCACCAGTGTCAACCTTTGCACGGGCGGCATTGATTGCATTGACAACGTGCAAGGCCAACTTAGGATGGCAAGCAGTGTGACGGACAATGGCCTCAACCTCTTGGTCACGGGGTAGGAATTCAAACTGGACGACATGGGAAAACCTGTCTGCCAATGAGGAATTCATCTGCCTTGTACCCGTATAACGGCCTGTGGAGTCACCGTTGGTCAGGGTATTGTCAGCGGCAAACACTAGGACACCTTGTGCTCTGCGCTGAGGCGAACCCCCGATGTTGACGGCACTGTTCACTTCCAACAGGCCGTTCAAGGGGGCGAGTTCACCCGCATCACAGTTGGAGATCTCATCAAGCAAGATCACTGTGGACGGGGCGGTAAAGGCGGTCAGGAACGCACCACGTTTAAACACTGTAGCACCGCCCTCAAGGCCAACCGAGCCAATGTAGTCCTCTGTGGTTGTGTACTTGTGGAAGTTGATACGGGTGAATGAACGGCCTGTACGGGCGGCAAACTGCTTGGCCGTCTCGCTCTTGCCTGTACCCTTTTCGCCTCCGAACCACAGGTTCTCACCCTTGTCCTGAGCCAACAACAAGTACTGCAAGATGCCCTCTGACCATACAAAATTGGGGTCAACGGGGGGTGCATCGGGAGCATTCCAAATGTCCACGTACAGGTGCTTGCCACTGGTATCACGTACATCGACACCGAAAGCATCAAGCACTGTCTTGCGGTCAATCACTGTAGCACCTGTAGCAGAGGCAATTGCACCCTCAGCACCCGCATCAATGACGGCCTGTTTAAACGGGGCAAAGGCCTTGGCAATGGCAGAGGCGACATCAGCGGCAACCTTTGAATCGTCAACCATCGATGAGGCCTGAGCCTTGGCGATCTGATCAAGGGTGATACGCACGTTGGCAATGTCACCCGCAACCGACAAGACCGATCCCTCTAGGGCACGGCTCAGGTCAAGGCCTTGCAGAGAGTAGGCATGGGCACGGTTGGCAACGGCCTCTAAGGCATCGACACGGGCGGTGTCAATGGTCACAGGGGCGTTGATCACAGGCGTGGCATTCTGCACTTGATCGAAGGTCATGTTGCCGTTGTCGATCTGATCAGCAAGCCAATTGACTCGGTCAAGCTTGGTGTTCAAGTGGGAGGGTGCACCATGGGAGGTAGTAGCACCAACGATTTTGCCTATGGGCACAGACAATAGGCGTTCTTTTGTGGTCAGGGATTTGGTCATTTTCATTCTCTCTAATGTGTTTAAACGGGGGTCAGGCAAGGGCAAACATATCACCGCATCTGCACGTTGGCAGTTCGACATCACCATGGGCGTTGTATACCCACTTGGCGGTCATGCGAATACTGCATTGGCACGTAGGGCAACGGGCAAGTAGCATCCGAGTGCCTTGGCTCTTGTGAATGGAGACATCAACCTTGGCATGGGGATAGACACCCAGTGAGTCGATGATGTCCTGATAGTTCATGTCAAAGGCAGAGCCGTGCGTCACCTCTTTGAACGGGCTAGAGGGAGTGCCATTGGGCACAATGTGGACGGCCTCGGCAACCTTGGCGTAAGCCTGATTGGTGATGGCGTACGCACCCTTGGCGGTGCGGCACAGTTGAGAGATGAGAGTCTCGGTCACCTTAGAGGGGGCATCGAGAATGGGGGAGATGTAGATCTCCCAATGACCATCAGCCGAATTGGTATTAGGGATGGTTTCGCCAAGCACCTTGAAGCCTGAGCGTTTTGCATTGGTAGGGTAGGCACAGGCAACCCGAATCTCAGCGGGTAGCGTATAGCCACGGGAGGAAAAGAACGGACGCAGTTCATCGACTGCGGCATTGAGCCATTCCTCTCGGTTGGCGTGGATAGAAGCAAGGGTCATGGTTGATCTCCAAAACAGTAGGGAAATTCCTACTGCAATACCCCCGTGCAAGGGGGCATCACAGTCAAAACTTAACTCCAAATTTGCCAAGTGGCATCCTCGGGCTTGACATCAAAATCAGAGTGATACACCCTTACCTTGTTGCCGTTGGCCGTGATGTAGCCCCATTGGCCATCCTCATAAACACCCGAGGGGTCAGCCTCTAGGGTGATGGTGCGAGTGATCTCGCAAAAATCGTTGCGTACAGTCGGCAACTTAAACCCAAAATGCTTGCGGTTGTCCCGCCAAGTCACAAGTATTTTTGCTCTCATGATGTCCTTTCTAAGGTAGTGCGAACTAGCACTGCAATGCACCCGTGCAAGGTGCATCACGCTGACAGTTCATTCCTCGGTGTCGAGGGGTTGGCCGTTGGAACGGGTATGCCAACGGGCGGGTTGCTCAGAGGGGGGATTGACCTTGCGGTTAAGGCAATCGTTGTACGTGCCCCAACAAAAGATCTGATAGCCTGAGCGTTCTACTTCACCCTTGCAAACAATGATGTTGCCGTGGCGGTCAATTTGTGCGGTGTACATGATCAAGATCCTTTCACTGTACGCTTGATGAACGGGAGGGTGATGCGAGTGCCTGACACGATAGAGGCAAAGAACTGTTGTTCCTCTATCAGTGAGTCAGAGAACGCACGGGCGGCTTTCAATGTGCCGAATGTTTTTACTTGATTGTCACTACGGGGGAAGCAGACAACGTATTGGTATTTCATGGTTTACTCTCCCTTGTTGTGACGGGCAATGATCTGCTGAAGCAGTGCTTGATCATCAAGACTGAGCATAATGGAAGCAAAGGCGTGTTTCCAATCATGTAAGAACACTCGCTTGGCGTTAACCAGTGAGGGGTCAACCTTGTAGGCGTTGATTAATTTTTGCATAGAAGCTTTCTATATAGAGTGCAAAAGCGCACCCCGTAACCCTGTGGGCTACAGGCTAAACTCTTAGCCCTAGTAAGTCCGATCACCTACTAGGTTGGAGGATCTGCACTACTCACTGTTCTTTGCCCTCACGGGTCAGTGGATCAAAGCGGTAATCCCGTAACGTGTAAACACTAGTGCTTACAGTTGGTTCAACGCTAGTGTACTAGTATTCGTTGACAGGCAAACACAATTATTTTCATAGGGACAAACCCTAAGTAGTGATAAGTATTCACTTTGAGGGCAAAGTAATACTCTGACCAAAAGTATTAAAAAACGCTCAGAACGGCTCAGGATCGTTCAAAACGGGTTGGGGTAGGGTAGGGGTGCTTAAAACCAAAACGGACGCTTGTAGGGGTCTTAAAATCGATTCTAGAGGCCATAGGGTTTCTACCTATTTTGTGGATAACTACCCCTGTTTTGTCCACATTTTGTGTGGATAACTTTCCGACTGCTGTGGATAAAGTGGGTAAACCCTAACTGCACCAAAATGAATAACCTGTGGATAACTTTTGTACTTATCCACAGGTTTGCATAAGCTGTGGATAACTGTATAATGCGAACTGTGGGTGTCCATACATGAGTGTATGGTTCATATTGGGTTCAATTACTGCGGGGGTGTTTAAACATGAGCAAGGTCAACGTGAATGAGTACAGGCGGGAGTTGGATGATGCACTGCAACATGACGGGGAATGGGAGGGTGATGACGGCCTCGCAGAGATGAGCGAAGCGGAACAGTTAGCCCATGCCGCAGAGAGTCCTAAGCTAAGAAAGGATGGAGTACATAAAGGATCAGGTACACCAAGACCTAAGCCATTGAGTCCAAGACAGGTGATGTTCACTCAGGGTGTTATCAGAGGGAAAAGCCTGAGACAGGCCTATAGAGATGCATACGCCAATGACACTGGATCAGATGCAAGTATCAGTGCATCAGCCAACAAGCTGATGAATGACCCAAGGGTGAAACATGCCTTGAAGGATGCATGGGCTGAAACCATAGAGCACCTGAGTGAGGATGTCTCAGCGAGTAAGAGGTATGTGCTGAAGGGGCTTTTGGCACTGGGCAAGGACGCTCAAACAGAGTCATCAAGACTGAGAGCCTTAGAGTTGATGGGCAAGGCCTGTGGCCTGTTTACACCTACAGAGGTGACAGACAAAGCAGTCATCACCGCAGATCAATTGAAGCGGGAACTGTCAGGGCATATGAAGCTGATGGAGCAAGGCAAGGCATCAGTGCTAGACGTAGAGGCCAAGAGCATGACCCGTTTAAACAGTGCACCAGAGCCAGATGCACAGGTGCATGAGGTGCGTGTAAACGTAGTTTAGGCTGACCCCGCCGCCCCCCGAGAGCCACTTGGTGCGATGCGACACCCCTCCGCCTATTACGCT